TCGTCCTGTTTATCCCCGAAGGTGGTAGAAACGGTTCACAAAGGCCCTATGACTGGTAATCTCTAGGAAATGAAACTAGAACTGGTAGAAAACCCACCACCCCTTACGGGGGCTGTAATGCCTCGCCTGCATACGCCATGGGTCGAAGGCGAATCTAAGGTAGATGCCATTATTGAACTTGCCGAACGTATCGGCCAGCCTTTACTTGAGTGGCAGATTGTGATCCTGCGAGATATGTGCGCCGTAGATGAAAACGATCAGTTTGTAAAAAAATCTAGCTTGTTAGTTTGCAGCCGCCAGTCCGGTAAAAGCCACGTTCTGCGTATGCGCGTACTAGCTGGGCTGTTCTATTTCGGCGAGATGAATATCCTTATTATGAGTTCGCAGATGCTAATGGCATCTAAGTCCCTGGAGATCATGGCAGGCATTATTGACCGTAATGAGTTTCTACGCCGCGACGTAAAAGGCGGCAATATCGAGAAGGCTTACAAGCGCACTAATGGTAATAACCGAATCATCCTAGAATCAGGCGCGGAAGTTCGAGTAGTAGCTGCGACTGCAGACTCTAGCCGTGGTTTAACCGCCGATGTGGTTTGGATCGATGAGCTGCGCCATGTCGGCACAGAGGCGTTAGATGCCGTAAAAAGTACAACCCTTACTCGCCCTAATTCGCAGCGGTTTTATACTTCCAACGCTGGCTTTAAGGATAGCCATGTACTAAATGACATGCGCGAAAGATCGCTAAACAAGCCGCCTAAGTCGGTGGGCTATTACGAGTACAGCGCGCATGATGGCTGTGATATATGGGATCGATCTGCCTGGGCGATGGCTAACCCGTCATTAGGCTTACTGATAACCGAAGCGGCCATGGAGGAAATAGTCGCTACCTCCGATTACAGCGCGGTAATGACTGAGAATCTTTGCAAATGGGTCGGTACAGATTTATCACCGTGGACACCTAACAGCTGGCAGGAGTGCGCCGATCCTAATTTAATTATGTCGCCTGGCATGTATTCCATGTTTGCTTTTGACATTGAGCCACACGCTAAACGCCACGCAGCTTTAATGGCTGGGGCTATATTGCCTGATGGCCGTATAGGTTTAAGCCTGGTTAAAACGTGGGAGTCTGATCGCGCTATTGATGAGCTAAAGATTGCTGTAGATATTAAGGCTTATTGCGATGAGTGGATGCCTAAGCAAGTGCTGTTTGATAAATATACCGGGCAGGCTATTGCCGATCGATTGCATAACTCAGGCGTAAAAATAGAGGATTGCTCAGGATCGCAGTTCTATATTGCCTGTCAAACCTTTAAAGATTACATAGATAACAAACGCGTAGTACACGGCGATCAAGAATTCTTAAATGAATCGATGGATAACGTAGCTGCTAAAAGTAACGAAAACGCCTGGCGTATCATCCGCAAGCGATCCAGCGGCAGCGTAGCCGCGCCGATCAGCGCAGCCATGCTGGTTATGCATCTATCTAAGCCAATGCAGGAAGCCAAGATATACGCCTAGCGACACGCCGAACACAATCGGTAATATGCTTGACAATTTGAGAAAATCCCACCTATGGGATTACTGGAAACTTTAGGCTTTAAGGGTAAGGCAGAAGTTACTGCCCAATACGCCCCTGCCATAATGGATAGTAGCTACGGCGTAGGCATGTACAGCTATAACAGCGGCCTATCCAATTACGGTTATGGCGTTGCCATGGATCGCAATTTAGCACTGCAGGTTGCCAGCGTTAGCCGCTGCAGAAACCTTATAGCAGGCGTAATTTCCAGTATCGATCTTGGTTTATACAAAAAATCTACAGGTAAAAAATTAGAGTCCCCGGTATGGCTAGATCAAATGGATATTCGCCAACCACGCAGCGTTACGATCGCCTACCTGGTCGATGCGTTGCTGTTTTATGGGGTTGGGTATCTTAGGGTTTCATCGTTGTACCAGGATGATAATCGCCCATCAGGTTTTGAATTTATATCTAATACACGCGTTACCGTAACTACAAACAAGTACGGCGATGAAGTTGAATATTATGCAGTCAATGGCGAACGCGTACCGATGTCTGGTATTGGTTCACTAGTTACATTTCAATCCCTACTGCCTGGCGTATTACAAACTGGCGGCCGCACAATACAAGCTGCGTTAGATATTCAAAAAGCTGCAGCTGTTGCAGCTGCTACGCCAATGGCCACTACAATCTTAAAAAATACTGGTGCAGATTTACCAGAGGCGCAAGTACAAGGTTTACTAGCTGCATGGAAATCGGCAAGAAATTCGCGTTCAACTGCATATTTAACTAGCACTTTAGAGGCGCAAAATATTGGCTTTAGCCCTAAAGATATGACCTATAACGAAAGTAGCCAATACCTTGCTACTGAAATAGCGCGTTTAATGAACGTGCCTGCGTATTACATTTCTGCAGATATGAATAACAGCATGACATACCAAAATATTTTAGATGGCAGAAAAGAATTTGTAGCGTATTCACTACAGCCATTTATCAGCGCGATTGAAAACCGTTTAAGCATGGATGATCTAACTGCACACGGCAACGTAGTGCGTTTTGCTATCGATGAAACTTTCTTACGCGCAGATACTATGGCAAGACTTGACTCAATAGAAAAAATGTTAAACCTTGGCTTGATCGATGTATCGCAAGCACAAGAGATGGAACAGCTAACGCCAAATGGATCAGGAGATACAGTAGATGTTGCACTTAACGTTTAATAACGCAATCGAGGCGGCCGATGGAGATCGCCGCATGATTTCGGGCAAGATCGCGCCATACAACGAGGTCGGTTACACATCTGCCGGGCCTGTTGTATTTGAACGTGGATCAATCGCAATTCCCGATGCAACAAAAATTAAATTGCTAATGCAGCATGACAGCACTAAGCCAGTAGGCCGTGCTACAAACTTTAGCGATAACACAGATGGCGTTTATGCATCGTTCAAAATTTCAAGTAGCAGCCGGGGACAGGATGCTATTTTGTTGGCGCAGGAAAATTTGGTATCTGGCTTATCCGTTGGTGTGGATGTATCCGCATCAAAGCAGATGAAAAATTACCTGTTAGTTACTGCGGCTGTCCTAAAAGAGGTCAGCCTGGTGGAGTCGGCGGCCTTTGAAACGGCCGCAGTTTCTGATATTAGTGCGGCTAAAGCCGAACTAGAAGCAGCAAGTATGAAAACCACAATCATCCATACAGAGATGATTGAAACCGAAACCGAAACCGAAAGCGAGGCAGCTGTGACTACAGCCCCTATTGATACACCGGATGTACCGGCAGAAAAACCAGTCGAGGCTGCACCAGTTCAAGCAGCTCGCCAGATTATTCGCCCATCCGTATTAGACAGCCAGACAGTACGCACACCAATTACATCAATGGCAAAGTACACAGAGCATAAGATCAAGGCTGCCCTAGGCAATCAAGATTCAATGCTTTATGTAACAGCTGCAGATGATTCTTTCAGCACTAACCCTGCATTTAGCCCAACACAGTACCTATCAGAGTTCCCAACAAATACACGTTTTGGTACACCATCAATCGATGCATGTTCTCGCGGCGTATTGCCAGCAAGCGGCATGACAATTAACGTGCCATCACTTGTTACATCAGCAGGCGGTCAGTCAGGCGTTGCACCAGTTGTAACAGTCGAGGCAGAAGCAGGCGCAGTACAAAACACAGGTATGGTTACAGAATACCTATCAGGTACAGTTAATAAATATTCAGGTATGAACACAATCTCAATCGAGCTCTTGGAAAGATCAGATCCGAATTTCTATGCCGAGCTCACACAGCAACTTCAAAATGCATATTTGAAAACACTTGACACAACAGTTAATGCTGCGTTGATTACTGCAGGTACTGTTGCAACTACTGCACAAGCTGCTACATCAGCAGGCATCATCGGTTACGCATCAGAAGCTGCTCGCCTTGTTTATGAGGCAACTGGTTACTACGCACAGAACTACATCGCCAATGGATCTCAATGGCAGCTACTAATGGGTGCATCAGATACAACTGGCCGCCCAATTTACTCAGCATCGCAGCCAATGAACGCAGGCGGCTTAACTCAACCTGGTTCAATTCGCGGCAACGTACTTGGCCTTGATCTATATGTTGATAAGAACTTTGCAGCAACCACAACTGTAGATGACTCAGCAATTATCCTTGCGCCAGAAGCATTTACTGTTTACCAGTCACCACAGGCATATATGTCTGTAAACGTTGTAAGCAACCTACAGGTACAGGTAGCGATCTATGGCTACATGGCAACAATCGCCAAGATGCCTAAGGGAATTATCCGTTACAACTTCACCTAAGAAATAACCCTAATAGTCGGTGGGCGATTAGCCCTTTCGCCCATCGACCCCTACTAAGTAAGGAGTACCGATGCCAGCTAGTTATGTGACAGTAGCCGAGCTACGTTCCAATTTAGGTATCGGTACTCTTTACTCAGATAGCACTGTCGAGGAGTGCTGCCAAGCCGCACAGGATCAGATCAACAGTTTCCTTTGGTTTGATTCTGCGCCAGTCGTGGGGACTGCATTGGTAAGCAACGTTGCGACAGTAATGTTGGCCAACCCCGGTCTATTTACTACAGGCGAAAGCGTGACAATAGCTGGGGCTGGTTCGACATTTAACGGCACTTACACAATTACTGCGACGCTACCTTTTAGCACAGGCACTACAAATTTATTGCCTGCATTTAATATGCAGTTAAATTATTATCAGCAACCACGCGGTTATAGTTTTATTCAATACGCCAAGGTTGCAGCCGATGAAAACTTTAGGCGCGTAGTGCCATCGGGTTCAGCTGTAGGTGCAGATACAAAGACTGCTACCTACGTTAATACAGCAAGCGTTAGACAAGCTGCGATGATCTTGGCCGTAGATATATGGCAAGCGCGCCAGGTATCTCAGACAGGCGGCGTAGGACTCGATGGCTTTAGCCCTAGCCCTTACCGCATGGGTAACAGCATGATAGGCAAAATACGAGGCCTGCTAGCCCCGTACCAGAGTCCGAATAGCATGGTGGGGTAAATGCCTACCGCTGCCATTACAACGCTGCGTAGCACCATCGCAACGGCTTTAACCAATAACGGCGTATGGTCGGTATTCGCATATCCGCCTGCAACCATCCTGGCTAACAGCTGCGTAGTAATCCCAGCCGATCCATACCTAACGCCAAGCAATAACAGTTACATAACTATTTCGCCTATGGCTAATTTTAAGATTCTGCTAACTGTGCCGATGTTTGATAATCAAGGCAACCTGCAGGGCATTGAGGATTTTATCGTTGCGGCTTACACAAAACTAGCTGCATCTAACCTTGTATTTAATATAACTAGCGTTAGCGCGCCTGGCGTATTAAATGCTGATAGCGGCGATCTTTTAACAGCCGAATTCACAATAAGCATACTATCGAGCTGGAGTTAAACCATGTCACTTACAGATGAGGATAAAGCGTTTTTGGTCAAGATCGGCCAGATACCAGCGGAAGCACCAACGCCGCAAAAAGTAACAAAAACACAACCAACAGCAACCGAGAATACAGAGGAATAAATAATGGCCATTTTTCTATCCAACGGGGTTGTAGTCACTTTGAACTCAGTCGATCTATCAGATCACGTTACAAGTGTCACAATCAACCGCGTATTTGATGAACTAGAAGTAACAGCTATGGGCGATTCAGCTCATAAGTTTGTTAAAGGTTTAGAAGCAAGCACAGTAACTATTGATTTTCTTAATGACACAGCTGCATCTGAAACCCTACAAACTTTACAAGCTGCATGGGGTACAACAGTACCGCTAACACTAAAGCAAACAAGCGCAGCTATATCAGCTACCAACCCAGAGTATCAAACTACTGTTTTAGTTAATAACACAACAGATATTAACGGCGCAGTTGCCGATATTTCTACACAGTCAATTACCTTTACCTGCAACAGCGTAATCGTTGTAGATACAACAGTATAACCAACTAAGAATAGGGGCTAACAGATGGCTAAGTTAAAGATCACAAAGGCTGATGGTTCAATATCTGATCACCAGATAACACCATCGATCGAGTACGCGTTTGAGTTATATGCAAAAAAAGGTTTTCACAAAGCCTTTAGAGATGACGAGAAACAGTCAGATGTTTACTGGTTGGCGTGGGAGTGTTTAAGAGCTGCAGGCGAAACCGTGCCAATGTTCGGTGCATCGTTCTTAGCAACACTTAAAAAGGTTGAGGTTCTGGATGATGACCCGGAACTATAGGGCGTGACTCGTTTACTTACTTGATCGCACGGATCAGTTTGGAAACGGGTATCGCGCCCAATGATTTACTAGCACTAGATAGCAGGATGTTTAAGACTTTATTGCAGGCGATGAAAGATCGAAACAAGGAGATGCGAGATGCCAGCACAGGTAGTAGGCGGAATCGCACTTCGTAAAGCCCTAAAGAAATTTACGCCCGATCTAGCTAAAGAAACTCAAGCAGAAATGGCTAATTTGCTTAGACCGATAGCATCTAAAGCTAAAGGTTTTATTCCACGCCAAGCACCGTTATCGGGCTGGGGTAAAGAATCTATAGATGGAAAATTCCCATTATGGGAAGGATCAGCTGCTAGAAGCGGAGTAGGTTATAAAACCACACCCAGCAAGCCAAACCGCCAAGGCTTTAGAGCATTAGCGCGTATTCAAAATGCATCGGCATCGGGTGCAATCTATGAAACTGCTGGCCGTGTAAACCCTAATGGCCGTGAACAAGGTGCTGCATTTATTGTGCAACTACCGGGTCACAAAGATTTTGGTAAAAATAAGGTAGGTGCTAATAAAGGCCAGGGTCGTAGCCGTAACCCATATGCTGGTTCAATATTCGTACAAGCCATTAACCAGTACGGCGTAATTGTAGATGCTAATAACCAAACAGGTGCAGGCCGTAGATCCCGCAAAATGAAAGGCCGCGCAATCTTTCGTGCATGGAAAGAGGATGGCGGCAAGACTAACGCAGCTGTTATTAAGGCTATTGAGTTATCTCGGGATAAGTTTAACAAGGCTGTGGGGTATAACTAATGGCCGTAGATCCATCCGTAAGAATTGATATAGCCGCCGAATTTACTGGCAAAAAGGCATTTAAGCAGGCAGATACATCTACGGCGCAATTATCTAAAAATGTAAAGAATTTAGCTAAGACTTTTGGAGTCGCGTTTAGCGCAACTAGGGTATTGGCATATGCCAAGGCATCGGTAAAGGCCGCCGCTGAGGATCAAAAGGCACAGCAGCAATTAGCCTTAGCACTTAAAAACGTAGGCTTAGGTAGAGATGCAGCAACCGCTGAAGGTTACATACAGCGCATTGAAAAAGAGTTTGGCATAGTCGATGACAAGCTGCGCCCAGCTTATACAAAGTTAGCAATAGCCACACGCGATACAGCTGAAACTGAACGCTTAATGAGTATTGCGATGGATATAAGCGCGAATAGTGGCAAAGATTTAGAGTCAGTTACAGCTGCGCTATCACGGGCGTACCTAGGCAATAACACATCATTAAGCAAGTTGGGCATAGGCATATCTAAAGCCGATTTAAAAACTAAATCTTTTAAAGAGATAACAGATCAGTTAGCGGTTACCTTTGCAGGTGCTGCTAAGACATCGGCAGATTCCTTTGCTGGATCTATGGACAAATTGGCTATTGCGTCTAATAATGCTAAAGAGATTATTGGTACTGCGCTTATAGGTGCGCTGCAATCCTTAGGCGAGGATGACAGCATGGCTACCCTTGCTGGCAATATTGAAGGCGCATCTACATCCCTGGCTAATTTTATTGATTCGGTTGTTTACTTAAAAGAGCAAATCAAATCTATACCCGGTGCTGGCATTTTTGGTTATTTATTTAGCGGCGTTACCGATCTATTAGGCAGGTTTAGCCCACAGCGTTTAGCCGAACTGATCAAACAAATAAAGGGTTTCCAAGGCATGGGTAACGTTGCCATGACTGGCGGCTCAAATATGGATACCCAGAAATTTGAAGCACAGCAAAAGAAACTAGCAGCCGCTAAACTTGCAGCCGATAAAAAAGCCGCAGCTAATAAAATTGCAGCGGACAAAAAAGCAGCTGCTAATAAAGCAAAACTAGATAAAGCCGCTGCTGTATTTGAAATACAAAAGATTCAGATAGCTGCTGCGCTAAAGGGCAAAATAAGCGAAGAAGAAAAGACACGCTTATTACTTATGCAGGCTATTGAGGATGGCAACGCAGATAAGGCCAAGGATTTAGCAGAAAAGTTAGAGGCAATTCAAAAGCAAAATGCCAAGATTGCTGCCGATCTTTTAGCAATCGGTACGGCTAAAGATCCCTTTGCTACATGGGCAGGCAGTTTAACTTCTGCAATCAATGAGCTTAATCGACTAAAGGGCGGCATGTTAATGATTCCAGGAGTTACTTTTAATCCTGGTCAAAACCAAGACCGAAATTATGATTTAGGTAAAGTCGGTCCCGGTGCTGGTGGTGGCGGTGCAGGTGGCGGTGCTGGCGGCGGTGCTGGTGGCGGCGGTACTGGTGGTGGTACTGATGGTGGTGGTGATCCTGTTATTGAAAGCATTTTTGCAGAGGATGACACCATTGAGGCTATTTTAGAAAAGGTAGAAAATATTGCTGCTGAGGCTGCTGCAGCTGCTGAGGCCGTTGCCGCATCTGTAGCAGAAACCCAAGTGACGGTAGATGCACTTGCTGAAGCTGCTACAAATGGTTACGGGATGGCTGGTACTAATTTTAATCCCGGACAAAGCGCAGACCGTAACTACGATTCGGGCTACAGTAATGCCCCTACTATCATCGTTAATAATACTGGCACAGTAATTATGCAAGATGAGTTCGTAGATGCTGTAAATAATGCACTATTAGCAGCTGAACGCACTGGCTACAATCGAACACCAGCAGGGTTTTTAACTATATGACAGTCCCTACGATTAACGCGGTTATTAACTTTTCTACTGGCCCTAGTTTTGCCCAGGCTTTTATTATTGGTGAAGGCATATTTGGTACTAACGTATTGGCAGACTCAGCCGCGGTTATCGTAGATGTTAGCGATGTAGTAGATAGCGTGAGCATCAAGCGCGGTCGCAATCCTCAAGCCGATGAATTTCAGACTGGCACAATGACCCTGCGCATCGTGGATCAGAACGGCGATTTCAATCCGCAAAACCCTAGCAGTCCCTATTTTGGCTTACTAAATCCAATGCGGAAGGTATCTATATCTGCTACTTATGCTGGCAGCACGTATGCCATGTTTTCGGGATTTATTACCAGTTACACCACGACTACCCCAAAAAATGCTAACGATGTTGTTTACACAACGATACAAGCCGTAGATGCGCAGCGACTAGCGCAAAATGCACAGATAAGTACCGTTACGGGTGCAATCGCAGGCGATCTAAGTGGCACACGCATTAACGAGATACTTGACGAGATCGACTGGCCAGCATCTATGCGCGATGTTGATGCAGGTTTAACCACTATGCAGGCAGACCCCGGCACAGCTCGTACATCCTTGGCTGCATTACAAACCGTTACAAATAGTGAGTACGGCGCGTTCTACGTTGATGCATCTGGATCGTTCGTGTTTCAAGATCGAACCGTAACTACTGCAAGCATCGCAGGTACGCCTACAGTATTTAACGATAACGGCACAGATATTGGCTATTTCAATGCTGTATGGCGACTTGATGACACCCTTGTATTTAACCAGGCCAACGTGAGCCGCACAGGTGGCACAGTTCAAAACGCTACTAACGCAGCTAGTGTGGCTAAGTATTTTGCCCATACTTACAATATCCAGAACTTGCTCATGCAGACCGATGCCGTAGCCCTGGACTATGCCCGTGCATACGTTGCAAGCCGCGCTGAAACTAGCGTTAGATGCGATGCGATCGAGCTAGACCTTTACACAGATAACTACGCCAATGGCATCGTAGCCGCGCTTGATCTTGATTTCTTTGATCCTGTGACGATTACGACAAACCAGCCCGGTAGTTCGACTCTGACAAAAACACTTCAAGTTTTCGGCGTGGCTCATAATGTTACCCCGAATAAATGGCGCACGACCTTTACTACGCTTGAACCCGTTATTGACGGGCTAATATTAAACTCAACCCAATATGGCGTACTTGATACGTCTGTATTAAGTTACTAAGGAGATATAAAATGGCTGCTGGACTCGGACTAAAAACGTTCGTTACGGGGGACGTCCTAACTGCTGCAGATACTAATGGCTACTTGATGCAAGGCGTGTGGGTGTTTGCAGATGCAGCAGCCCGTACAGCTGCAGTAACTAGCCCACAAGAAGGCAATATGAGTTACCTAAAAGATACTAACTCAACTGAGTATTACAGCGGATCGGCATGGGTTGCCGTAGCAGGTGCTTCAGGCGGTATGTCAGTTATTTATAGCGGTTCGCTGAGTAGTACATCTACTTTAATTAGCGGTATTCCAGCTACTTACAAAGATTTAGTTTTAGAAATTAGAAATTATACAACTACTGTATCTGGCTGGGCAGCAGATATACGCATGAACGATGATTCAGCGGCTAACAGGCATTTTACTACTTCAGGCGTTCCAATCGGAACAGGTACGGCTTTTAACGATACTAAGATTTTAATGACAGCCGATAACGGAAACGTTAGTTCGAGCAGCAATTCGCTTATTCGCGTTACTATTCCAAGTTACACCAATACGACTACTTGGAAATTAGTTTCATGTCAATCGGTAACTCAAGTAACAGCCACACCTACTAACTTTTATTATCAAGATGGCGGCGGTATCTATAATCAAACCGCTGCAATTTCATCTCTTAGAATTTTACCTAACAGCGCGGCAACTATCGGCGGCACTTACATACTATACGGAGTGAACTAATGAGTGATACAACAGTACAAATAATTAACTGCGAAACAGGTAAAGAAACTATTCGCGAAATGACGGCCGATGAATTAAAGCAATATGAAATTGATCAGGCCGATGCAGTTAAACGTAAAGCTAAGGCTGTAGCCGATGCAGATGCTAAAGCCGCACTATTGGCCAAGTTAGGTATAACCGCCGAGGAAGCTGCGCTACTGCTCAAATGAGTGCAATCAGCTATAACGGCTGGCCAGC